GTTGAGATGATGTTTTCAACGACCAGCCTGAGTGTTGAACTTCTTTCCGTGCCTGCGGCTGCACCTGTCCCCGGCATACCGTCTATCATTCTCACAGTTTCAAACAATATTGGGGGTATCCAATGACAGTCACCGTTAAAAACCTTGTGCCATCGAAAGATGTTGCGAACAGCCAAACAACCCAGTACACCGCAACCGGCGTGACCACGATCATCGACAAGTTTACTGCGACCAATTACAGCGCCAGTGCTGCCACGATCTCGGTCAACTTGGTCACTGTGTCGTTCTCCGCTGGCAACAGCAACCTAATCACCAAGACCAAGACGCTTCAGCCGTCCGAGGTCTACACGTTTCCCGAGTTGGTCGGGCAGGTTTTGAACCCTGGCGACTTCATCAGTACAATCGCTGGAACCGCCACCGCCATCAACATGCGGGTTTCTGGCCGCGAGGTGACCTGATGCAACTAGCAACTCAATGCAATTTTGAAATTATTGGTCAAGCCACCGATAAAGACAAAGTTCGTGCGCTTGAGTTGAAGTTGTTCGGGATGCCGCAAGCGGATATTGTCACGACACACACGTTTCTGCCCGGTGTGTACGAGCGAAAGATTGTTGTGCCGCCTTGGACAGTGTTGACCGGTGCCGAGCACAAAGTTTCCTACACCGTTCGATTGGAGTCGGGAACAATTGCAGTAACCACTGATGATGGGGTCAAAGTACTGACCGGACCTTGTGAGTTCAAAGCACCTGCTGGAACACAGCGGGCAGGTCGAGTGTTTGACGATGAGGTGATCTGGGTCGATGTGTACGACAATCCAGACAATTGCCAAAACATTGATGAACTTGAAAACAGACTGTATGTTGTCCCAGAGTACGGATTGGCCGATAATAGGACAGACGAGCAAAAAGTAATCATTGAAGCAATGGTTTACTTGGACAGATTGAAAACAAACCAAACGCAAATGACGTACCAATACGCTCCCGTAACGGTTCGATATTTGACTGCGACTTAAGGAGAATTGATATGGCTGGATGGATGGCCGCTGCCGTAGTTGGTAGCGCTTTGATCGGATCTCGGTCTTCTAGTAAAGCAGCAGACGTTCAAGCTGGCGCAGCAAACCAAGCAGCGGATTTGCAGCGTGAACAGTTTGAACGCCAAGTCGAACTGCAAGCACCGTTTCGTGAAGCTGGTGTTCGCGCATTGCCAGAACTTGAGGCAGCGTCTAGGTATACGCCATTTGGCATGAAGCAGTTCCAAGCTGACCCCGGCTATGCCTTCCGCATGTCCGAAGGTATGAAGGGTTTGGAGCGATCTGCTGCGGCCCGTGGTGGTCTGCTGTCGGGCGCGACACTCAAAGGCATCCAACGCTTCGGTCAAGACCTTGGCTCGCAAGAGTACATGAACGCCTTCAACCGCTACCAAACTGAGCGTAACGCCCGGTTAAACCCATTGCAGTCTCTTGCAGGTATGTCTCAGACATCCACCAATCAGTTGGGTGCTGCGGGGCAGAACTATGCTAACGCCGCAGGCCAAGCAATCGGCGCTGCTGGACAAGCCCGTGCATCTGGTTATATGGGTGTGGCAAATGCTGCGTCTGGCGGCTTGGGTCAGTACATGAATTACAGCCAAAATCAAGCCACCAACTCATTGTTAAGCCAAGCGTTGGGTCGCGGCGGTGCTTACGGTGCTGCCCCGATAAAGACTGAAATGTCCCAGCAAGACTATGCGATTGCAAGCGGTGGGTATTAAGGAGAAACTATGGCACTTGTCAACCCCAACATCGCGATGAGCTTTCGTATGCCTGAGTTCACACCTCGGAATGCGTTGGCTGAATACGCTCAGATTCAACAGATCCAAAGTGGTCAGCGCCAGGCTGAAGTGGCCGACATGCAGCTTGCGCAGATGCGTCAAAAAGAAAAAGCAATAAGTGACATTCAAGCTAAAGCCGCACAAGGGGGTGGCCCGACCGATCGACGCGCAATCGCAAGAGCATACATTCAATCAGGCAACCCTGAATTTATGCAGTTCGGTTTGACAATGGAAACAACTTTAGACGAGTTGGACGCGTTTAAAAACATTATGGGCACCGGCGGCGGAAGCGGCGCTGCTGCTGCACCGGCAGCACCGGCAGCAGGGATGGGCTTGCCTGCGGGCGCCCAAACGCCCGGCGACTTCACCAGTACAGAGGCTATGGGCCGTGTTCCTGGCGTGGTCACGTCGCCAATACCAGACTCGCCGCCGATGAGCGCTGCGATGCCTGCGCCGGCCAACGCTTTGGCACCCACACCACCCACACCACCCGCACCGACCAACGCTTTGACGAACCCAGTTGCAGCGCTCCGCGCCAAACGGGATCAACTTATTGCGCTTGGAACTCCACGAGCAATTCAAGCAGCTAAGTCTATGGATGCGGACATTGCTTTGATGTCTAGAGAATCGCGGATGTACACAGTGCCGGGCGTGGGGCTTGTTGACCCAACTGGACGCGTTATAACGCCTTCAGTTGCAACACCGGCTGCACCGCCTGCTGCGGTTGCTGAGTACACGTTTGCAAAAACACCCGAGGGCGGCAATTTTCAAGGTTCATTCCAGCAGTTTATTACGGCCCGTGCTGCGGCAGGTCGAGCGCCAGCGCAGCCGGTTGCGCCGACAATTACGCAAATCGTGGACCCTACAAACCCCAACCAAATGATCACTGTTGACGCTCGTCGCTATACAGGCGGTGGCACTGGTTCACCGGGCGTATTGGGCGTGGGTGGAAAAGAGCCCGGCGCTGCTATTCGTACAAACAAAACAGAAGAAGGCAAGACGCAGCTTTCTAACGATTTGGATAATCTGCGTTCATCGTTTGTAGAACTTGACCGCCTTCGCGCTATTCCAAGTACAGGGCGTAACGTGGCATCTAACCTGATGGCTGCCGCACAATCGTCAACCGCAGGCCAAATGGTGGGTAGGGCCGCAGGCACTAGGGAGCAAGTTGAGCGCGATGTCATCAACAGTGCTCGGTTGCGGTTGGTATCCTCAATTAAAAACGCCACTGGCATGTCGTCAAAATCTTTGGATTCCAACGTGGAATTGCAAACCATGCTGCGGTCGCTTTCAGACCCCGGTCAATCGGTTGACGCAGCGTTGCGCATCATTGATGACATTGAAACCGCGTATGTCAAAGGCGCGGGGATGCCTAAAAAGGATGCGCCCGCTGGCGGTAAACCTGCGGCTAGTGGTGCAACTGGCGGCTGGTCCGTAGTGAAGTGAGGTAAGTATGGCAGACCAAATCTACAAAGTACGCGACCCGCAAGGCAACATCCGGGAAATTAAAGGCCCGGCTGGCGCAAGTGATGATGAGGTTATTGCCCAAGCGCAAAAGTTGTTTACCGCGCCAAGCGAAGTGCCCGCGCAGCGCAAGGAGCGCGGTTTTCTTGAAACCATCGGAGCACCTATTGACGCGATGGCGCAAGGCGTTATCAGCGGCGGTGGCAACGTCATGCTGGGTGGTCAGCGACTGTTGGGTAAGGGTCTGTCGGCTGTTGGTGCAACAGACACGGGTGCGTTTTTGCAAGAAGATGCTGCTCGACGCCTTGCCCAATCGCAAGCCACTGTCGCGCCGTTTAAGCAAGAGTTTCCGGTTTTCACAGGCGCAGGCGAATTGGGTGCCGAGATCATTGGTACTGCTCCAGTTGGCGGTGCGATTGCTGCACCATTGAAATTAATTCCCGGTGCTGCGCCGTTGGCGCAAGCTATTCGCACCGGTGGGTTTTCTAAAGGCAATCTTGCTACTCGTGTAGCAGGTGGTGCAACTCTGGGTGGCGCAACTTCAGCAATCATCAACCCTGACGAGGCTGCAACAGGTGCTTTGGTTGGCGGTACGGTGGCCGCAGTAGCACCTCCAATCGTAAAAACTCTTGCCAAAGGTGCGGGTTTTCTCAAAGACGCTTTTACAGGTCAACTTGCAGCCGTCAAGGCTGGTAGGATTTCGCGTGATGTTGCGGGTGACCAACTTGCAACCATTCGTGCCGCATTGGCGGCTGCGCCTGATGACCTGACGGCAGCGCAGGCTACGGCTGGTGTGCAGAAAAATGCTTTTCAAGCACTGGGTAAATTTGCCAGTCGCACGGATGAAATGTCGCTCAAACTCAAGCAGCAGGCTGCTGCGGATTTTGCCGACTTGCAACGGATGATGGAAGGCGGTAACGCCACCGAAGCCCGTGCTGCATATGAAGCGTCGATCAAGCGCCTCAACCAATTGACTGCCGACATGCGCAACGTCGAGTTGCAAGCAGCCAACCAAGCTGCCCAAACGGCGAACCGACTTGGCCCACAGTTGCAGCAACGTGAAGCGTCAATGGTTAACGCATTGCGTCAAGGGATGCCTGCGCCAGTGCCTGCTCCTTTATCTGGCGGCTTAATTCAAGGCACAGTGACAGGTCCAGCCCGTACCGGACAATCGACTGTGGCAGCAGGAACCGAGGCATTACAACGTGCAAATGTTGCAGACGATGCTGCTAGACGACTGATGGTTTCACGTTCCCGTGGTGCTCGTGGTGTAGTGTCGGAAAGCCCAGTTCCGGGCATAGACGACAGAAAACTTGAACGGGCCAATAGGTTCGTATCAGAACAATGGCAAGAGACATCTGACACTTTTGCCAACATTGCGCGTCAACGCCGTGCAGAAGCTGGGTTCTTGGAACGCCAGATTGGCAGTTTGGACGACTACGGCTTGCGCCCTCTTGATGCGGGGAGCATCATTGGCGCAATTGACACAAAGTTGTCTACACCCGGCACTCGGGCAAGCCCAACTGTTGTCAAAGTGTTGGAATCCATTAAGGACGACATTGCCAACTTGACTCAGAAAGGCGGCGGTGTCATTGACGCGCACGACCTGTACACCCTGCGCAAGGAAGGTATCAACGAGCGTATCCAGCAGATCATGGGTCAAACAGATCCCAAGATCAGCGCCAAGGTCACACGCCGAGTGTTGGAAGACATTCGACCATTGATTGATGACGCAATTGAAACCGCTGCGGGTCCGGGTGGCCCAGGTTGGAAAAACTACCTCAAAACGTATTCGCAGAACATGCAAGCCATTGATCAAAAAGCAATGGCTGCTGAAGCTGCAAAGTTGTTCAAAGACGCTCCGCAGGAATACATGCGCCTTGTGCGCGGCAACAACACAGACGCCGTAGAGGCCATTTTTGGTCCCGGCAGCTACGACATCTTTAAAGAGATGGGCAGCAAAATGCCCACCTTGGAAAAGCTGGCGTCAAACATTGATCGCACTGCCGGTATGGAAACCGCAGCAGCACTCGGTAAGGAAGAACTTGCCGCAATAATTGAACGGGCGGGTAGAACTTTCCCTCGCATCCGCAACACACTCAACCCCAAAATTACGTTTGCCAATCTTACGATGGATGAGTTGGAAGGTAGACTCGGACCAAAGGTTGCAGCCAATCTGAAAAGCGGCATGGTGTCGGGCAAGAGCGCGTTGGAAATGCTGAACACTTTGCCCGCTGTTGAGCGGGGTGCGGTGCTTCGCATGTTGAATAACCCCTCGACGTGGGGCGCTAAGGGTGCTGCCGGTGCTCGTGCGGCAACAAGCGCCGTTACGCCCACCAACGCTCTGGCAGGTGAGCAGCAGAACCAAAACGCTCTTGCACGTTAATACAAATTAGTTAAAATACGGGAACTTTCATGATGGAATCAGCAGAAATGGCCGAGATCGACCCAGTGAAGTACGGAGTCTTGTGGGAGCGCGTCAAGGGTTACGAACGTCGCTTCGATGAGATGAGCACCAAGATTGACAAAATGGAAGGTCATGTCGAGAAGCTGGTGGCCCTTGCAAACCAAGGCCGTGGCGGGTTTTGGGCAGGCATGGCTTTTGTTTCTATCATTTCCAGCGGAATAGGGTTTACCCTAAGTTGGATCAAGGGGCACTAAGTTATGGTTGACCTTACCAAAGCCATCGGAGCAGTTGCCGCAAGCGTTGCCGCGCTAGGCGGCAGCTACACGCTTGCCGACAAGTTCGGTTGGCTTGACAGGGCCATCATTGAATGGACTCCAGAGCATTTTAAAATTGTGGCCGAGGCTGGCAAACCGATCAACGTCACTGTTGCGCGGATCAAAAAGCGTGACGACTGCTCTGTCGAGAGTTTTACACCAAGCATTCGTGATGCGGCAGGCATGGTGCATGAAGCAACCACCACCGCAAGCAAGTTTAGTGGTCCAGCAGGCCCAGAGATTGACACCTTCACGTACCAACTTACGATGGTGCAAAAAGAAAAGATCGCTGATGGCAAAGCCACTTTGCTGGCGACGATTAAATACAAATGCCCAGAGGGCGAGCGAGTGGTTCAGTATCCCCGCCATCCAAACCTAAGTTTTGACCTAAAGGGGTAAGCATGGACTGGCTCAAACAAATTGCACCGACCATCGCTACTGCAATGGGTGGCCCACTGGCAGGCATGGCTGTCTCGGCCATCTCCAAGGCCATTGGGGTTGACCCTGATAAGGTGGGAGACATGATCTCCAACAACAAGTTGTCAGCCGAGCAGATCGCACAGGTCAAGATTGCAGAGATTGAGTTGCAAAAGCAGGCGCAG